TCGACCCGACCACTGCCGACGCCGACCCGGGCGTAGGCAAATTGCGTCTGTCGAGCGCGACCCAGAACGCCGCCACGGTGCTGCGCCTCGACACCACCTCGGGTGGGTCGGATGTTTCCAGCATCCTCGACACGTTCGACGCGTCTACAGGTCAGACAAAAGGTGCAATCCGGCTGGTGAAGGCAGGCGACCCAAGCAAGTTCCTGCTTTTCAACGTAACGGCGCGCACGGCACCGACCGGCTACCGCAACATCTCCGTGGTGAACACCGGTGGCAGCTCGGCCAATCCGTTCGTCAATGGCGACACGTTGCTGCTGTTTTTCCAGAGAGCCGGCGACCAAGGCGCCGCCGGTTCGTTGACGCAAGTGCTGTGGGTGAACGACGAGAAGGTGTCCGGAACGCCTGGCGGCGATGGGGCGCAAGGTGCGTACGTGGTTCGCGTGCTCAACACCGTGAAGAAGAACAGCATCACCGGCGCCACTGTCGCCAGCAATCAAATCACCCTGCCTGCTGGAACGTACAGGTTAGATGTGATAGCTCCATCGGCGGTGTCCAGTAGCCATAAGGTCTACTTTCACAACGTCACCGATGGGGCGACCGTGGCAGGGGGGAGCTCACAATACGGCGGCAGCGGCGCGAATACCCTGTCAATTATTGGCAGGTCAGAATTTACGATAGCCACGGCGAAAACGTTTGAAGTTCGCCACTGGATTGGCACAAACGTTACCTCCACTGGACTAGGAAACGCTGCCTCCACCGGTCAGGCCGAGGTATTCACCCAAGTCTTTATCGAGAAGGTGTCGTAATGAACATCAACGAATCGCAAGCGCTGCGCTACGTCACCTACCTGGCCGACGGCACCCTCGACGGATGCTACCTGCAGGACCCGCCTGAAGCGCACCTCGACCGCATGATCGTGGTTGGCGAGGACGTCGCCGCTGCTTGGGTCAACTACCGCGCCAACGAAGCGCGCGACGGCATCGAGCCGGTGCCACCAGCCGCACCTGCCCCGGTCGACCTGGCCGCACTCAAAGCCGCGAAGAACGAGCAGATCAACGCCTGGCGTGCTGCAGCCAATATGTCGACTTTCCCGCACGCCAGCAAGCAGATCGCCTGCGATGCGTTGTCCCGTTCGGACATCGACGGCGTGGCGAACAATATTTCCCTGTCTGGCGGCTTTCCAGCGGGATTTCCGATGGCATGGAAGGCCACTGACAATACGTTCATCGAGCTGGCTGACGTGGATGCGTTCAAGGACATGTACACCTCGATGACGGCGCAAGGCACGGAGAACTTCAACCACGCCCAGGCTCTCAAGGCGCTGCTGGCTGCTGCCGGCACGCCGGAAGAGATTGCGGCGATCGAATGGTGATGCTATGAGCGCTCCTCCCTCGATCGCGCCGCGCGCCGGCTATGTCACCGTGCGGCTCACTAGCCGCTGGCCGTACAACCCGCTCTCGCTCGCGGTAGGCATCGCAGCTGGCAGCCGGCAGTTCTCGCACGCCATGGCCATCATCGGCGAGCGCGCCTACGAGGCCTCGATGACGCACGGATGCCGGGCTGATACGGTCGCCGAGGTCATGTCCGGCATCGTGGTCTACCGCGACATGCCGGTATGGGTTCCGGACCTCGACGCCGCGATTGCGTTTGCCGAGGCCCAGTGCGCGCCGCCTGCGCCAGCAAGGCCCAAAAGGTATGACTGGCCAGGTGCGGCCGGCATCCCGCTGACGTATTCGGAAGACTGGGCCAACGCCGACCGCTGGTGGTGTTCCGAACTTGTGTTCGCGATCCTGCTCGCTGGCGGTGAGCGCCTGTTCGATCCTGACGCCATGACCAGAGTGCGGCCGATCGACCTCCACATGGCGGACCATCCCAAGGGTCCGATCGTACGAACGCGAAGGCCGCCGCAAATACCCCCAGACCAGCCCGCACCAGCGGGCTTTTTTCCGCCTACTCAATAAGGCCGCCCGTGAGCGATCAATCCCAAGCAGAGGCGCTGGCAACAGCGCGCATCAACATCGCCCGACTCGAAGTCCAGGTCGGCAACCTCACCCAAGGCATGGCCGACCTCCAAGAGAGTAACCAGCAACTGACCGCCAAGCTCGATCAGGTGCTGCTTACTCTCTCGGAGGCGCGCGGCGGATGGAGAACCATGATGATCGTTGGCGGTGCCGCGTCGAGCGTTGGCGCCGCGCTGACGTGGCTCGTGCAACACATGCCGAGGACCTGATTATGTCGCCAAATCTCAAAGCCTTCCTCGACATGATCGCCGCCAGCGAGATCGGCCCGGGACTTCTCGCGCGCTCGGACAACGGTTACAACGTGTGTGTCGGCTCGACGCCTTCGCAGCCGATCCTATTCCAAAGCTACGTCGCGCACCCGCGGCGCCGCTGCGAAGCGGTGAACAGTGACGCTGCCGGCCGTTACCAGTTCATGGGACGCTACTGGGATCACTACCGTGCCCAGTTGGCGCTGCCGGACTTCGGGCCGGCATCCCAGGACAAGTGGTGCATTCAGCTGGTTCGTGAGTGCCACGCGCTCGACGCGATCGAGACTGGCCGCTTCGACGAAGCCGTTCAACTCTGCCGCAGCCGCTGGGCGTCTCTCCCTGGCGCCGGTTACGGTCAACACGAAAATCGCCTGGCAGATCTGCGCGAGGCATACATGAAAGCAGGAGGAAAACTCGCATGAAGCGACGCATCCAGATCACGCTCGAATTCGCCGCAGCGCGGCTCAGCGAACAGTCCACCTGGCAGGGTATCGGCTTCGTAGCTGGCCTGTTCTTCGCCCGCGCGCGCGGCCTGGACTGGGGGCAGGCGGCCGGCCTGGGTGGCTGCTTGTCGGCCTTCCTGAAGATGGTCTTTCCAGACCCCGCGAAATGATCGCCTCCCTCCTGCTGAAGTATGGCATCCCGACCTGGTTGGCCAAGGTTGCCACCATCGGCCTCACTGCCGGCCTGCTGATCGGCGGCGCCATCGGCTACCGCTCGCACCTGATCAACACCGGCATTGCCATCGAGGCAGCCCGCCGCGACAAAATCGACGCAGAGAACAGCGCCCGCGCCCAGGTCGAGCTCGACCAAATCAACGCGAAGCTCGCTAGCACCCAGGCGAAGCTGACCGCGGCGCTCGCGCACCTCGACCAACTCAAATCGGATCTCGACCATGAAAAAGCTGCTTCCACTGCTCTGCAGTCTGACCTTGCTGCTGGCCGTCGCCGGCTGTCAGTCCTCACCCGTGCGCGAGCGCCTGATTCAGCCGGACAAGCTCCAGGTGCCGCCGCTGCCGGCGTGGATCCGGGAGCCGCGGTTACAGCCGACCTTGACCCAGCGGCTGCCGCAAGCACTGCAGGGCTTACCGGAGAAGGCGACGCCGCAATCATCCGATTGAATGCCTGCATCCAGGCGTATGACGCGGTCAAGGCCGCGGCCGACGCGAAGTAACCACGAAAGGCCCGCATGACCAAGACCACCATCCTCGATCCGAAACTGCGCGAATTCGGTAACGACGTCCAGCAGAAGCACTTCGACGCCTACGTGAAGCACGGCAGCTACCTGAAGGCAGCGCGTGCCCTCGGCTTTAAGAGCAAGAACGCAGTGCAGGATTCGATTGCGCGCTTGATTAGGCTCGCCGCCCGACAGGGTTATGCACCCGGACACTTCGAGAGCGGCGTCGCTCCCGGCTTCAACATGGGCAAGGTGACCGTGCAGCGCGGGGCCAGCGGCAAGGTTGAGCGGACATGGGAGCGGCAAAGCCCGGATCAGGAGCGGCAGGCAGAGATGATGCGCGCCGCCGCGGCAGCGATGGCTGAAGAGCTCCCGCGCGCGCGACGGACCAAGGCGCCGGCAGCAACCAACGAGAAGCTGGTCAACCTATACACCCTTACTGATAGCCATGTCGGCATGTTCGCGTGGCACAAAGAGAACCTCGACCCGAACGGCGATTGGGATCTCGGCATCGCCGAACGCACCCTCGTCGGCTGCTTTCAGCACATGGTGAATGCCAGCCCGCCGGCCCGCACCGGCATCGTGGCTCAGCTCGGCGACTGGATGCACAGCGATGGCATGGGGCTGATTGAGGGCAGAACGCCCACCTCGGGTCACGTTTTAGACCAGGACGGCCGCTTCTCCAAGGTCGTACAGACCGCCATCCGGATCCTGCGGCGCGTGGTCGGCTTCGCACTGGAGAGGCATGAGCGCGTCGTTGTCCTGATGGCGGAGGGGAATCACGACCTGGCGAGCTCCGTCTGGCTGCGTGCGATGTTTAAGGCGCTGTATGAGAACGAGCCGCGGGTGGAGGTCATTGACTCCGAGCTACCGTATTACGTCTACCAGCATGGCAGCACGATGCTGGCGTGGCACCATGGCCACCTTAAGAAGAACGACCAGCTGCCGTTGCTGTTCGCCTCGCAGTTCCCGAAGATTTGGGGTGGTACAACCCGCCGCTACGCCCATACGGGCCACCGTCACCATTTTGAGGAGAAGGAGCACTCAGGCATGTCGGTAGTCCAGCACTCGACCCTGGCGGCTCGGGATGCCTACGCTGCGCGCGGCGGCTGGATGAGTGAGCGGCAGTGCACGGCGATAACCTACCATGCCGACTTCGGGCAAGTTTGCCGGAATACTGTCACGCCGGAGATGCTACTCGCGCCGACATGATCCACTGCCACCTATCCGCCGCGCCCCGCGCGCAACTGGCGCCGAAGCCGGATATTGTCTACCACCAAAACGGTGACAAGAAGGGAATTTAACACGCCAAACGCATCGTTCCCGAGATAGTGCCAGAAGGCCCAGGCGACCAAGGAACACGCGAGACCTGTCACGAGCAGCAATAGCGAATCGTTCATCTCATAAACCTGTGAGTCCGGTGGTATTTTCGGCCCTGAACGCTCGGGTCGTAGATACCTGGGTATCGATGTAGAACAGTCGTGAGCCACGGCCGGCTGAGCTTCCATTTGGACGCCTCATAGAGAACATCAGCGAGCGAAGTTCCGCCGGCCAGCGTTCGGCCTGTCGCAACTGCAAGGCTACCTATTAACGCCCCTGTGTAGTAGGCTGCACCAATGGTGCCCACCACGGCCAACTGCTCCAATCTGGTACCGGCGCCTATCACTTCCATCACGGTCACTCTTGTTCCAAATTTGTCAATAAAAGCAACGAATGTATTTATCGTTGCAACCGCAAGCGCCTGCGTTGCGAAAAGACTTTCGGGCGGCGGGGTCAGGCTTAGAGCCTCCATGTTTTCCTTAAAATACTCATAGAACTCTGACATAGCAGCCTCACCCAGTCACCTTGTTGGCAGCCAGGTCCCAACCGCCCACAGTCGCGCCCCCGGCGCCGCCGCTGATCTTCTGCTGGGTGTACTTCCACTTGATCTTCGAGAATCGCAGGCCGAGCGAGTCATGCACGACGTCGCCGCCGCTCGCGATCTGCTCCATGCTCGCTATCATCACGTTCTCGAGCTCGACCTCGTAGTACTTGACCGGCCTGCCGTCGCCATCCGCGCGCATGAACTCAAGCTTCGCCTTCGGGATCGTCTTGCCCATCGAGCAGTGCTGCATCAGGATTGGCGAAGCCAGGTCAGCGACCTTGGAGAGCGCCAGGGCGCGGTGCTCGCATCGCTCCGTCGAATGGCCGCCACCTGTCGATGCTGTCGCGCTCCTGGGTTGGATGACGCCCCAGTGAGCAGAACTGATCTCGATCCAGCCTTGGTGCGCCGAGTCCTGCGACTCGCCTCTGATGCCGTCAATCTGAAGGTACGCGTCAATTGCCATGATGCCTCCGCTATGCTGATGAGGTATTCTTGCGGCATTGAGCCTATGTCAACTTATGGCGGGTCAACGAGCCGAGACGTCGCGCGTCAACCTAGCAAAAGGGATAGGTGACTGCGCTTGCAAATGCACGGAATCCGCGTATAGTGATGTTCATGGACGCAGCGCATCGGGCGCGGCGCGAGAGACAGGAGAAGAACATGAGCGCTGCCTACATTGACCAAGATGGCCGTACTGCTAACGTCTCGGATGCCGTCAAGGCGGCTGTTAGCGCGCTGAATGCATCGGTGGAAAACGCTTCGAAGGTTGGTGAAATTGATCTGTTTGGCGAAGTCATCACTGAGGAAAGCGCCCGTGCAGCATTGCAAGCCAACCTGCGAAGCATAGGGCGCGGCCTGATTCGCATTGCTGATGCGATGAGCACCATCTACCTGATGAACCCGCATACTGGAACTGTGCAAACCGCCGACGAGTGGGCGGCAGACGGCTACACCACGGCAAACGCTGACCTGATTGAAGTCACCAAGGACGAGAAAGGCGACTGGATCAAAGCATGATTCCGACGACAGACCAGATCAGGCAAGCCCGTCATCAGGCGGGTTTATCGCAGACAGCCGCCGCGCAACTGATCCACTCCACTCTGCGCACCTGGCAAGACTGGGAGGCTGGGAAAGCATCGATGCACGCGGGCTTATGGGAGCTCTTCCTCATTAAGACGAAGCAGAGGGGTTAGCCGGCTGCGGGTCAAGGATCTCTGTGGGGATCGTTGTTCCGATGCGGTTTAATTCCCCAATGAAAACGGCCCCTGCCGCGATGGTTCCGGAGACATTCGCTCGCACCTCGTTGCGGTTGATGATATTGCCACTTTCGTCGCGTACGATGATGGAAGGGGTAGGGAGTGGTTTCAGCATGGAGTGCCCTCGCTCGAGTGAGGCTTATTTTATCAGTACACCGCTCCTGTGGCGGCAATATCGCGCCGCGCGGCGGGCATCGCCATCACCCGCGCCGCGACCTCGACGGGAACATCGTTTGCCGCCAGGGCAACGGAAGCCCCCAGCCAGCCAATGAGCGGCAACAGAATCAGGGTCATGTCGACCCGGCAGGCGGTGAGGTAGTCGGTGCGTGGCGTCATGGCGACAGGATACTGCCGAGCGCACGCGGTGAGTTGCGCGCACGCAGGGCGAGGCTCAAGCCGCGGCGGCCGGCCTCTTCAGTGGAACAACGTTCCACGGCTGGCCTTGCTCGCACGCCACCAGGAAGGCGGCCCATAGCTCGAGCGCCTCCCGCCGCTCCGGTATTTCCTCCCGGACATCGTAGATCGCCTCCATGCCCTTGAGCGTGTGGTTGAGGGCAATCTCCGAAATCTCCCGCGACACTCCGAGGTTGCGCATATGGCCCTTTGCCGTGCTGCGCGTATCGTGAGGCGTGAACTTGCGAGTGCCGAGTCCGCCGCGCTCGAATGCGCGATATAAGGCGGCGGACAGCGTTGATCGACCGATATGGTTGCCAGCCCGCCGATGAT